TATTGCCGCGAGCGCCTATTCGGAGAGAAGTTAAAGGAGCCATTGCCCCTACATTGTCACTCGCAAGGTTGCCTGACGACGCAATAGCCATGTTGTTAGCAGCAGCCGCAGTGGCAAACTTATAACTTCCATTGCTTGCAGTTGCAAATGTAACTCCTGCGGTAAGCTCTGTAATGTTGTTTATAGTTATTTGCGAATTTTGCGTGGTAGTGCCGGTTCTCCACAGGCGCCATTCTTCAGTATTTGTAGCTGAGTGCGAAGTAGCTACAGCCTGAAAGGCTACATAAGTCGGGGCTGGAAACACCTCTCCAAAGAAAGCGCCTTCCGTCTGCCGATACCACGAACTGAACGCACTGCCCGTGATGCTGGCCACATCTGCGGCGCGGGTGGCCGTGGCTCCGGCGGTGGCGATGTAGGAGGTTCGGAACGCTCCGGCTTCTAACTGTGCATTAGTAACAGTGCCGCTCACTGTCAGCGTCAGGCTGCCTGCGGTTGGTGTAAACGTCAGGCTTACCCGGTTGGACTCACCAGTGCCGGTGCCCACCAGAGGTCCTGCGGTGCTGGTCCCTGTCAGCGTGATGGTGCCGGTGCCAGTGAAATGCAGGGTGTGAGCAACAGCGGTAACAGTGGCGCTCTGAGTTGACAGGGTGCCGCTGTTCAACAGCAAATTAGTCCTAGCCTCCTCCACCAACAGCCCCAGGCTCTCGCCGGTCGTGGGGTTGTGGTCGAACCTAGGCACATCGGTGGCTGCGATCTGCAGCGTCCCAGCGCTATCCACAAACGTGCCAGAGCTGGCGCGGGTGAACGTCACCAGCTGCCGCCCAGTGACTGCATCCGTCAGGCTCTTGTTGTCAGCAAAGCGCAGGTCAAGCGATGGCACGGCGCGAGCGCGGCGCCAGAGAAAGTCCTTAACCCAGGCAGGGACGGTTAGCGCACGCTGAGCAACGAGCAGCAAACTCACAGGCCAGCCTCTAGGGTAACTACAGACAGATCAAATGTCACAGCAGACACAGGCGTAAAAGCGCCCTTGGTTTCAATCTCAATAAACAAACTTGTGCTAGCCGCTGCCAGCTTGATTAGCCTGCCGGCGTAGTCGGTTTGCGTGTAAATTGAACTGCCAAAATCTTGCGGCGTAGGCAGATCAACGAAGCCCAGATATTTACCATGATCCGCAGTCAGAAGATCAAAGGCTGCATTATCTGCAATAGCGGTCGGGCTTGCATTGTAAAAATGGACCCTAAATGACGACATTCCTGATGGCACCGAAGTGTCATGCGTTGCCATTGAAATTGACTGGATCAAAACGTATCCGCCGCTAGGCCCTGCCGTGGTCAGGGTGTGGATCGCTGATCCGCCAGTTGCGCCAACAACGTCGCCAGCGGCGTAGGCAGTGGTGTTGCTCGGGCGAACGAAGGCGGCAGTAGAGCGGTAGGCATTGCCTGCAACGTCCTGAGACGCGGGGAAATACAGATCACCCAGCTCGCCTGGAATGTCCGGCTTGTTGATTCGTACTGCGGCAACCAGGTCAGCCATGATCAGATCCAGTGGTGAGGGTCAGGTCTTTTGCAGCGTGATCACACAGAACACACCATCTTCGATCAGTCTATTCTCGCGGATTGTGTAGGCCGCGCCGTCAACGGTGATTGACGCGCCGTAGGCCAACGTTCCAAACTTTGACGCCTCACACCTGAGGCTGTAGTCAGTGGTGATGATCATGCCATCAGCCACTAGCTCGCCTGGCATATCCAAGATGCCAACACCAGAAACGGCGCCAGCAGTTACGCTGACGCCGAAGTCTGCCAAGAACACATCTAGGTTCTCGGTGAGTGTCATCAGCCGTACTTCTTCAGGCCGTAGCCGTTGACGGAGTAGATGGTGGTGCCACTGGCGGCAATGGTGCCAACAAACCGAATGTAACGCTTGAGAGCGTCACGGTTCAGGGTGATCACCTGCTTTGCTGCGGCCTGGGCAACGGCAGTGAAGCCGCCGCCAGTTGCATCAGAGAAGTCACCAGCGGTTGTGGTGTCGCTGTGCTGAATCTTGCCGGTCATGGTGCCGGAAGATGCAGCAGCGCCAGCATCCAGAATCACTTGGATGTCACCGTCAAAATCGTTGAGGTCAGCGATGTTGGTGGTGGCGCCAGTGAAGGTGGCAGCTTCCGATGCGACAGGGTGGAGCGGGAAGTGCTGGAGTTTCTCCAGTGTTTGTTGAAAGATGGCCATTGATCAGGCGGGGGTAGATTTGCGGGGGCGAGGCTTCCGCGCCTCAGGTTGAGCCAATTGAGTCTCCGCCTCCTTTGCTTTGCCGTTACCCACTAGGTAGCGGCCATCAGCATCAGATACATCAATCAATTCACCAACCCTTGCGGGGATGCCTTTGATAGATGTTTGGCGGAGGATCTCAATCAGCATCGTTATGTCTCAGATCAAAGGGTGTTGTTGCCGCGGGTGAACGCCTCGGGGTGGCGCACAGCTACGTCAACGTCCTGGAGTGCAGTTACCCGCACGCCGCCGGAGGTATCCAGCGCGTAGGGGTTGACTTGCAGATCCAGAGCGCCCCACATGCCCATCAGCATCTGGTTCCAAACTCCGAAGAACACATCGCCAGTGGCGACCTGGTTGGAGCGAACCACGCCATAACCGTTCACCGTGCCGCCAGGCTCAAGGACGAACTGAGCGGTGCTGCTGGCCTTCTCGGTGGTTTTGAATCCGCCGTAGATGGTTGAGTTGGTGACGTAGGACATGGCGCCGATGTCGGCGTTGTCGGCGTTGATCTTGGTCTCCATGCTCACCAGCTCCGCGTAAGTCGGAGCGTTGGCGGCGAAGTCCTCGGTGTTGATGCCGGTGGTCAGCTTCAGGCCTTGGGGCTGGTTGGTGTTGCCCAGGCCGTAGAGCGCAGCGCGGTCGATCTCAAGCGCGATCACGGTGGCCAGTTCATTGCGGACCATGGTCTCCACGTCGATGGACGACTGGAGCAGCAGGCGGCGGCTGAACTCGGTGTAGGCGCCAAGCGTTTTTGGCGTCATGTTCACCTGGTCAACTGTGGGGTTGCTCTCGGTGAGCGTGCCCTTCTCAGCCACCCAGTAGGCAGTAGGAGCGCCGGTTTGGCGGGGGATGGCAACCGGACCATTAAGGCCAGTCAGCATTGTGACGCCAAGAGTGTTCAGCGCCAAGCGATTGCGCAGCAACTCGATAAACGAACCAGGCCGTGCATCGGTGTAGACCAGATCGCCAGCTGCAGAAGCAGTGCCGACGGTCAGATCACGCTGGAGCACCTCATTGCTAATCAGGTAGCCGCGAGCGCTGACGCCCATTTGCTGCTCAACAGCAGCGGAAACCTCACGCTCAAAGCCGGCGGCCTCGTAAGCAGAGCGATCGTTGGGGAACGCCTGAGCACGGATGGCGCGCAGGAAGCTGTAGGAGCGGGCTTCCTTATCGCTCAGGCCAATGTCAGCCGAACCACCGGAGGCGATGGGCTGAGCAGCCTTGGGGACGGCAGGCTGGCTGGCGCGCTTGCCGATGGCGGCGAGCACTTCCTTCATGGCATCAGATTCAGTAGCGCCACGTTCAATCAGGCCTTGGGCCAGATCGTCAGCGGCGTGGGTGCGGCAAAGGCCGGTGATGCTGGAGACGCGTGAACGCTCATCGGCCGCAGCCTGAGCCTTCACCGCCTCGATGTCGATGGTCGGTTCCATGGATTCGATCGGGGGTTGGGTTTGGTCTGCGGCCGGGGCCGCGGTTTCGCCGATTGCTCGGCCTTGGCCAACGGTGGCGTCGGCTGGAATGGAGACGGTGGAGACCTCCATCGGGGTGAACGCTGTTACCAGCGCCACACCCTCACGCGACTTGAGATCAAGTGGCGCGTCGATGGAGTACATGAAAGAGACGTTGCGGATAATTCCCGCCTCCCAGTTCTGCCTGACCTTCCACTCCTCGGAGCCTTCCGCCCTGGTGTTGGGGCTCCAGCGGGTGCGTGCATAGCCGCGCCCGTCATTGCCTTGCCAAGCCTTCTCGACTCCGCCAAGAACCACATCGGGGTTGTGGTTCCAAAGCCATGGCGCTGCGCCAGAATTAAGCCGGGCCATATTCATGGCGCCAGCCTTATGACTGAGCACTTCCATTCCGAAGTAACGCTCGACCGGCTCCTCTGAAGAAAAGCTGAACTCGATTACCTCAGGATCGTCGTTGGCGCGCTGCCAGTTCGCCACCACCGCACTGCGGCGGAGCGGCTCACCGTTTAGGTCGCGTTGTTCCATCGGCGCGGCTGTATCTGGCATCAGGCTATGCACTACGGCTCGGTCCTCTCTGGCGTTCTCAATTGCGGCGCCTTTGCTGTTGCTCCAGGTCTGGCCAGGGTCACCGCCCCATGCCGCCCATGCCACGCGGCCGGGGCTGGGATAGCCGTCTTCGCTGGGGCTGAATCCCTCGCCCTGCTTATCAACTTCATGCCGTGCAAACCAGGCTCGCATGGTGATCACCGTGTCCGGGCTCAGCTCATCGCCGCTCAATATCTGGCTGGCCCTAGCGGCTGCCACGTCGGTGCCGCCAGGCTCGCCATCAGCCTTCCATGCGCGGTAGCGCTCAGCCTCGGCGCGCATCCCGGCGGTCGGCATCAGGTTGATCTCTGTCCCGCTGACGTTGGCCATCAGCTCAAGTCCTCCAGGTCGTCGTCGTCAGGCTCGTCTGGTTGATCGCTGCTGGCATCGGCTGCCGTGTTATCTGGCGCGTAGGGGTCTTGCGGGATAATTGATCCCACTGGTCGGGCCTGCGTCAGCCCTGCGCCTGAGACCTTGCCAGCGTCGATATCAAGGGTCAGGCCCAGCTCCTGGGCCATCTCTCGCTCTGCCGCCAGGTCGCGCATCAGCTCGGCCAGGTCGCCGCCCTGCTCAGCTACAACCTGCGCCTGGGTCATAAAGCCGCAGCGGACAGCATCCTTGTAAGCGCCGATCTCTACCTTTGGATCAAGGAAACCCCAGGCTCTCGGATACCAGCGAACCGCTTGATAGCGGTCGCGCAGGGTGTCGTAGTTGGGCAGCGACAGATCGCCAACGCCAACAGCTGCATCCATCCACCTTTGGAAGATCGGTCGATAGAAGTGCTCAATGGCGTATTGCTGCTCACCCTTCCACATCTCAATCGAATCCTGGCGGCTCATTCGATTTGAGCTGTAGTTGCTCTGGCTGTAGTCATTGCTGACCTGCTCAAAGCTGCAGCCGGTTGATGCCGCAACGCCGCGCAGCATGGCCCGCAGGAATGGTTCAAACTGCCCGTCAGGCGCGTCGAGTTGAGGCACGCTGACCGATTCACCAGGTGCTAGGTATTTGAAAACCCCAGGCTCAAAGTTGCTGACGCGCTCGGCGTCGTAAACGTCATCACCAATCAGCTCGCCTTCGGGGCTGGTGATAAATCCCATCAGGCTGCTGGCAGCGCGCGCTCGCACTACCTCGGCTTCTTGGTATCCGGCTAGGTGATGCAGGCCCTTGATTGCTGCAGCAAACCATGGCACGCCTCGGGTCTGGCCGGGGCGCTCAATGCGGCGCAGATGAATTACCTGATCAGCCGGCACATCGACCACTGAATAACCCACTGATCCCGACACGTCGCCCGGGTGCCGTGTCCTGAAGCGGTAGGCAGTAGGCCGGCCCCAGCGGTTGACGCGCACGCCCATGCGCCACTCACCGCCATCAGCTTCCGGCCCAGATGTTTTACCCTCATCGACCAAATCGGCCTCAAGGATCTCCAAAGCCAGCGGCACAATGCCGGCGCCCATGGCTTCAGGCACCAGTCGGATAAACGCCTCACCAGATTCAGCCATGGCGCGCCATGCCAGCCGGGCTATCTCCTGCAGGCTCAACTGGCCGGCAGCGTGGCAGGTGTCGGCGTGGCACCAGTGTGCCCACTGCCGTTCAATGGCGTCGTTGATTGCGGTGTCTGGCCTGCCGCCGTTGGCCGTCGCCGGCACCTGGGCCTGCATCCTGACGCCGGTTCCAATCACGTTGGAGACAATGCAGCGCAGCGCCTGCTGGGCGTAGCCGTTATCTCTGACGAGTTGCCGCGCCCGATTGCGCAGCCGAACCAAGCTGCCATCAATCTCAGCGTCTGCTGATGTCGAACTGGTTACCCAGTCAGCGGTCAGCCGCGAGACCATGGCGCCCTCGTAGGCGCGGCGGCGTGGTGCGGCCGGGGCCTGCTGTGACTTCTTGCGCTTGCTCATCTTCCAAACCTCACGTACAGGCTGCGCGGATCACCCAGGCCGGCGGCCACTTTCTCGGCGGCACGCTCGCGGGCGACGATCGCCTTCAGCTGTGATTCCCGTTGCATCAGCTGGGCTAGGTCAGCGGCGTCAAACTTCCTGCTACCGATCGTGTAACTCTTGGCGCCCTTGCTGACGATGGAGCGGATAGCGGCCTGCACCGCTGCTAGGTCTTGCTCGGCTTGGCTTTGGCCGTTAAACGCGGCAGGAGTGCCGGTGTAGTTCAGACCCGGCAGCACTTGCGTAGTGCCAGATTCAACTGTGAGCACCGTGGCGCCGCTGGTGATTCGGGTCTCCCAGTACCAAGTGCCGGCGTCAAATGCGCTGGATGTGGTGGCGGTGATCGCCATATCCCAGCCGCCATCAGCCCGGGCCGTGCCGGTAACTGCAGCACCTTCGCTGGCAGTGTTTGTGCGCAGGTAGGAGATCAGCGTCCAGCTAGTCGATGTAGCTGCGTTGCCGTCAAGATCCACAGCCGGCGGCTCCACCCACCCCACGGTCGTGCCGGCCCGAATGGTGGCGGGAACTGTCATGGCCTCAGGCTATGGATCACCAGCCAGAAACAAATCCGCCTGGGCGTGATGCAGGAGAAGTGCGGCGCCTGGTGGTCTCGGGTGCGGCCTTGGTTAGGCCGGCCTCAAGCTGGTCCCACATCGTGGCGCGGTTGTAGCGGCGCTTGAGCAGTTCCAGCATTGCCAGGCAGTACACCTTCAGGTCGAGCGGTTCATTGCGAGCGCCGCTTGGCTTGACCCACTCCAGCACTTGAAACCCTTTGACGTAGCGCGGCTGCAGTCGCTCGCAGGTCAGGCCCTGCAAGTAGCCATCGGTGGTGGCGTTGTCAAAGTGAATGAATCCTGGCCCGTGCTCTTCAATCTTGAGCCGGCTGTAGATCGTCCGCTTGATTGCATGGGTGCCAACCATGTAGAGCGTCACGCCGTTTTTGATGATCTTGCCCTTGTAGTTCACGTCCTGCTTTGTGCCCTTGCCCAGCACTGCGGTGTTGCGCTGGCTTGATCCTTTGATTGCAGTGACGCCATCCTTTGCGTACCGGCGGCAGTATTCATACGCTTCGCCGGTGTAGTGGCCGCCGGTATCCACTGCGCAACGGATTACCTTCATCGTGCCGCTGGCTTCATGCGGCCAGGCAATCTCGCGGATCGTGGTCACTTGCTGCCAGACGTGATCCTGCCCAGGATCGCCGTCAATCTTCTGGTGCCAGATCCGCCAGGCTTCATCGCCGCGGCCGTAACCCCACACGCTCACCTCTAGCCAGGTGTCCTGCACGTCCACAGCCATCACCACCGCCAGCACACCAGCCGGGCAGCTGCCGTGGTCGTAGCCGCCCACCCGTGCCATCAGGCCATCAGCGCTGACCTTGGCCAGGCTCTCGTCTTCCCAGGCATCAGCGGCGCGCTTATTGACCCAGCCCTTCAGCAGCAGCGGATCAGCCTTGGCGCGCAGGAACTCATCACGGATCTGCTCCCAGCTGGTCCAGCCCAGTGGCGCATACCATCCAGGCAGGTGAAAGCCTGCGGTCATGCCATCGCCCTTGGCGGTAGGTGTCCAAATCGCTTTGCTCAGCATCTGCTGCTTGTGGTACTGAGCCACTCGCTCGCCGCACGCCGGGCACTGGCAGAACACATCACCATCTGACTTATCCCATACCATATGCTCGCGCCAGCGGATCACCTCGTTGGCGCCGCAGCAGGGCATCCATGCGTGATACAGGCGCCGATCGGACCTGCTCTCAAACTCCTGCGTAATGCGGCAGGCGCCGCGTGTGCCGGGTGTGCTGGTGATCAGCACCTTGCCCATGGGGAACGTACTGGTGCGCGCTTCGGCGTTCTCCAGTGGGTCGCCTTTGTCGTCGGCTTCCATCGGATAGCTCGACACCTCATCGGCCGCTAGGTAGGCGGCTGGCATCGACTGCAGACCGCTGCCGCTGTTGGCGCCGGTCAGCACAAACAGGCCGCCGTCGAATTCCTTCAGGAACATCGTGTTTCCTGAGTCGCGGCTGCGCGCCGGTGCCATCTTCTCTACCAGCTGCGGTGTCTCGCGGAGCAACGGATCTAGCCGCTGGCGGTTGAGGCGCTTGGCCATGTCGAGCGTTGGCTGCACCAGCAGCGTCGGCCCAGGCCATAGGTCGATGATTGAACCCAGCCAGTTCAAGATCACCTCGGTCTTGCCCATCTGGCTGCCGAACATCAGCACCACGCGGCGCGTTGAGCTGCTTGGGCTGAGGCAGTCCATCGGCTCGCGCAGGTACGGCGTGCGCTCCGTGCGCCAGGGGCCTTTCTCCGCAGCTCCCTTGCCGCTCAGGATTCGATGCTGGTCCGCCCACTCGCTCACCGTCGTTGCCGATGGTGGCGCCAGCGCAGCCAGCAGAGACTCCCGGTACAGCAGCGAGCCGTCAGCCATTGGACAACACCCGCAGCGCTGTGGATAGTTCTTCGCTCAGCAGTCGATGCACCTCGGCGCTGTCTCGCGCTGCGGCCAGCAACGGAGCCACGCGATTTGGAATCGCCAGGATGTTGTCGCGGATCTGCCGGCCCAGCGTGCTGGCCATGCGCTTCACGTCGGCGGTGGTCACCAGGTCTTCGCGTTCCTTCAACGCTTGCAGCCGGGCCAGCTCGGCGTTGTAGTGCTCCTTACGCTCGCGGCTTACGTCAAGGCCTGGGATCTGATCTTCTGGTAGCCCCATGATCAGGCTCTTGAGCTGGTCGCCGGTGGCGTCGGGCACATGCACTGGCGGCGGTGGCGGCGCACCAGCAACATCAGGCTCCAGCTCTCGGCGGTCACGATTTTTGGCGCCTGCAGACACCCGCTCAGACCCGTTGCGCTTGGTGTTGCGGTCCCACAATTCCAGCGCCTTGTCGCGGTCAAGCATCCGCTTGCCGTTGTGCTCGACAATTGCTTCCTTAATCCGCGACTTGCACGCAGCCGTCACGGCTGCAGCTGAAACTTTTTTCAGCCTGGCGAAATCGCTGAAGCCGATCAGCACTTAAACAAACTCTTAAACGCTTAACATCAGCGTACGGAGCGGTTAAAGGCGCAACCGGGGAAGGGGTTTTTGTAGTCAGGGACTGCGATCTGAGCTTAAACGGTTCTTGGGGCTCCCGCTAGCGAAAGCGCGGGCCGCAGGATCACCCATAACTGAGGCGTGACGGAGGACCCTGAAGCCGGGGGGTTATTGCGCCGAGTTGATTGCGCGCTCAAGTGCTTTGTTCAACTCGGTCGGGAACAATCTCTTCGCCGTAGCCATGCCAACCCGCTCCATCGGGAAGCGCGGTTGATAGCTGACTCGATCAACGTGAACGAAGTAGGCATAGAGCTGCCCTCTCGACCTGCGATAGACACCAGGGCCGCGGCCTCCACCCTTGGGCGTACCGATGAACACACCACCTGGATCAGTGGTGCTGAGCTTGCTGGCGATGGTGCCAAAGATGTTTTTCTTTGGGTTGCCTGCTGCATTGAGGATGGTGGACGTTGGCAGCAGGCGTCCGCTGGATGGGATGGCGCCATTGCCTAGGCCACGCAGGAAGCCCTCGTAAGGCTTAGCCCGGCGGTCGCCGCCCTGGATCTGGGTGGGGAAGAACCGCCGGGTGGGGTCAGCGAATACGGTGGCCTCAAGGCTGGCCTTGGTGGATTTGGTGTAGCGGAAGGCGCTCTGGGTGTACTTGGTGGGATTGACGAATGACTTGGTGGTTTGCTGTCCCAGGTCTTTGCGCATGTTGAACGCCACGTTGTTGATGGCTACAGACGTGGCATAGGGCAGCTGGTTCTTGATGGTGGCAACAAAGAGCTTGGCCTTGTCGATGCCTGCGTCGTCAATGGATAGGCGGATCATTTCAGCTCGACATCCAGCAACTCCTCCAGGTCAAGCCTGGCCAGCTCCAGGTCGCTTGGCACGTCCCAGGTCAGGCAGTCGTCGGTCTTGGCGCTGGTGCAGTGCAGCGTCTCGATCGTCTCCCAGCTGGCCGCCCAGTTCAGGATCAGTTCCTGCCACCAGGTCAGCCATGGGGTGCTGGTGTCGAGCAGCGTGGAGATAGTTGAGGCTTTTTTCACGGCCCAGCGGTGGCTGGTTCAGTCTGGGGATGGGGGCGGTGGGGTTGCTGACCTTGCCAACCTTGCCAACCTTTCCTTAGGAGGCAGGAAAACGCCATATACCCCCTTCTACCCCTCTATCCTTACTACTCTTTCTAATAGGTTAGCAAGGTTAGCAAGGTTAGAAGACGCCTTGCAGCGCAGCGGGTTTGGGGTTGCCAACCTAGGTCAGCAAGGTTAGCAAATCTCATGCTTCTCGGATTAGTCTCATTGCAAGACAAAAAAACAGGTTGGCAACTTGCCAACCATCAACGGGCAGGTTGGCAAGGCCTCAGCCTTTGATGAATACCCAGCGCTGCTGGCCGCCAATGGCGCGCCTGACCTTGCCGTAACCCATGTCGCGCATGATCGCGGCCACCTGCATCTGATCGACCTTGGTCTGCCTCTCAATGGGCTTGACGATGGCTTTGCTCAGAATGATTTCAGAGGTCAGCTCAACGCCTTGATTGCTTGCCGCGTTGAGCCAATCAGCAATAGGCGCTTTCCATGGATTCTCCACCTGGTAGGACTCATTCTCTTGGCTCACGATGTTGGCCAGATCAGCCGGCAGGTAGTTCCGTTCTCCGTTGCGGTAGGCATGAACAGCAGCGGACCAAATGGCATCGCGCTCAGCCATGAGGGTTGGTGTGTCGATTGGGTTGGACTCCGTGCAGGTGGTCGGGATCACCCAGAAGCGGCGGTTGCCGGTGTCGTCAATCAGAAAGCCGGTCGATCGGTTGGTGCTGCCAACGATGATGCCGCGACGTGGGAACGCCTCAGTGGCCTTGCCATAGGGCACGCGGAATAGATCAGTCGCCTGGGATAAGAAGGCCTTGACCTGGCCGGCCTGTTTGCGTCCCATGATGTGATCGATCTCAGCCCACTCCATGATCCAGGAGCGGTGGAGCACCATGAGGTCGTCTTTGCTGCTGATGTCGCCGAGCGCATCGGAGAAGAACTTGCCACCTAGGCACTCCCAGAACGAGGATTTGCGGGCGCCCTGATCACCCATGAGCACGCAGGCTGTGTCGTGCTTACAGCCAGGCTCAAAGGCCCGGCGCACTGCACCGATGAGGGTGCAGCGGATCATGTGGTCGTAGATGGTGGCTTGGTTGAGTGCGGCGTCTTCGGGCCTGAGGTATGCAGTGGCCAGCCCATCGATGTAGGCCGGCTTGACGGTGGCGGCAACGTGCTCAAGGTAGAGGCGGACGGGATCGTATGGGTTTTCGTGTGCGACTTGAATCAGGCAGTCAACGGCAAGTTCTTTGGAGACCTTGTAGCCCTGCTCAGCCAGTGAGAGGTAGAAGCGCTCAACGCCTTCAATGACGGCGCCATCCATTTCAATCTGCTGGCTGAAGCGGTTGTATCTGATGCGAGTGTCGCCGGCTTGCTTGCGCAGCCTGGCCAGCAGCTCGCCGGCTTCCAGCTTGGTTGGTTTGCTGAGCATCGGTGCTGCATCGTCGTCACGGGCCGCCGCAGATGCTGGTGTAGGCCGTTTGGCAAGTACTGGCCGCTCGGTGCGGGTGTGGTATTTCAGCCGGGTTTCAAGTTTGTCGGCGGGTGTGGCCGGCTTTGGGTTGTGGGCTGCGGCGCCATCAAATCGTTTGCGTGCCCTTCCTGCATCGAAGTCCGGCGCCTTGCCGCGTGCGGCGTTGATGTGCTGCTCAAAGGCATCGCGAGCCGAGATATCTGGCCGATGGCCTTGGGCAATGATCCAGTCCTCTGTGCCTTGTAGGTCAAGGGCGAGTTTCAGCTGATCATCATTCCACTGGCCGGGAGTGCCGCCGGTTTCAACCAGTGCGCGCGAGTCGCGGGTGATGAACTCCAGCAGCGGCAGTGTGTCAGGCATGGCCGCCGTGGCCTGGGTCAGGAGCGGTATTGATGCGGTCTGAGGGTCATTGATCAGAAGTTGGATCAATGCTTCAGGCGCTTCGGCAATGCCAGCCTCTGCGGGTGATCGGTTTTTGATCCAGCGATATGCGCCGGTGATCGGGTGCGCGCCGATGACTACCGACTGATGGCGATTCCACCTGAGGTCGAGATTTTCGGCTTTGCCGTCAGCGTCAACCTTGCCGGTATCAAAGACACGGCGATTGCGCATCCTGTCCCAGTAGCGCTCAGGGACGGTGAACAGGGCTTGGAAACGCCCATCACGGCCTGAGGTGCAGATTGCAGTTTTCGGAAGGCTGCGCGGTGGTATGCCGAGCTTCTCCAGCTGTTCTGTGGCGCTGATGCCGTCGTGATCCAGAAACAGCAGCCCATCCGACACAGGCCCTGCGATCACGCCAATGGCCTTGGCCCGGCCAGCTGTGATCTCGGCTGCGGCCTGCTCCTTGGTGAGTGGGTTGGCCTGCCAGTTGGCCTGGTAGGGACGCTTAGCGCCATCGACCGCAACAAGACCCCAGGAGAGCGGAAGCTCCTGGAGCTGTTCTAGGAGCGTGGGCATGAGTTAGGCCGTCGCCACGCGGCCAGGGCCTTGGCGGTCCATGTCCTTGATCACCAGGCCACGCAGGTATGCGGCGCGGGATTGGCCGAGGTATCGGGCTTGGGTGTCGAGGTGCTCAACCAGCTCAGTCCTGAGTTCAAGCGTGATAGCGGTTTGACCTTCCTTGGCTGGCCAGCTGGGCATGGATCTCGTGGGTGTGAATCTCCACTATAGGGGGTGCGGATATGAAACCAAAGGGGTAGGATGCTCGGGAACCACCGCAAGCCCGCGTCCATGGCCGCTTCAGTTCAGCAAGCCCGAAGGCCGTCAACCGGAAAATCCGGGGTGACCCCGTGCAAGCACTACCTGCTCAACAGCCTGCTGGGCCGAGAAGTTGGAGTCGTGAGCCGCCGAATCCTTCCCGTTAGAGAGGCGCTTCTGTACGACCTCACCGCCGGTGATGGCGTGCCGTTTGTCTCCGGAACTCAAGAGGACTTGTTTTCCGAAAGGCAGCGGCCTTTCACCGAAGGTTGCTCGCCAGGGATCTTCTTAAAGCACATGGACTGGCTGCTGCAGCGATCCACCACTCCGGTTCAGATGATTGCCTGTGAGAAGCAAGCATCGACTCATGCCGCGCTGTTGCGGAACACATCTGAGTGGCTTTCGGCTGCCGAATGGCAGACCAAAGCGCCTGGCATCCACTTCAAGGGCTCAGGACAAGGACTTGTCGAGTATCGCCATCAGAACGCTTCGGATCTCAAGCCGCCTGGTATTCACCGGCGTGCAACCTGCTTTATCTACAACGATCCAAACCACGTCGAGGACTGGTGCCTTACTGGTGAGTTCATGCAGTCATGCCCAAAGTTCACCACGTCTCTTTCAACCTTGGGCTGCAACGTCGGCGGGCTAAAGCGGATCGACGAAGAAAAGCGGCGTGAGTGGTTTCTGCGTGTTGAAGTGCTTTGCGAATCACTACTTCAGACATGGCATGACGCCTGCCTGTTCTCTATTGGTGGCGCTGATCAATGGGCCTACTTGATCACTGGGCCAACCAAATGGAGGGAGCAAATCACCCAAGAGTGCATAAGGGCTGCGAAGAAACTGGAGAAGCGCATCACAGCACCGCCCCAGGTGGTCTGGCGCAAAGATGATCCAGGCGGCTTCTATCAGCTGGAGCGGTTTTTGTTTCTGACCAAGGATGAGTTCGCCCGTGGGGTGGAGCTGTGATGGATTGGTCTGAAGTTCTGCGCCATTACCCAGAGATCAAGGGCATCCACCCGGCGGCCGATCTGTTCCCGATGGTGGAGGGTGACGAGTTCCGCGATCTCTGCGCTGATGTAAAGGAACGCGGCCTGGCGCAGCCAATCACGATCTGGACTGATGGCACTCTGCTGGACGGTCGCAACAGGCTGATGGCCTGCTACGAGACGAATCAGGAGGTGCTGATCGATGAGTACCTGGGCACTGATCCGGTGCAGTTCAGCATCAGCGCCAACCTGCACCGGCGGCACTTGAACCCAGGCCAACGTGCTGTGGTGGCGTTGAAGGTCCGCGAGCTGCTGCAGCCGGCGGCAAAGGAGCGCATGGCCGAAGCGGGCAGATCTGCTGCGCCTGGCCGGCCTGCACCGAAAGCCAGCGCAGATCTGCGCGGCCTTTCATTGCCTCCCACTGCCGCACCCGCCCCTGCTCTGATTGATCAGTCGGCAAAGCAGGCTGCATCTGAGCAGCGCAAGGTCGCCGCCCAGGCCGCTAAGGCCGTTGGAGCCAGTCCACGTGCTGTGGAGCAGGCCGCACGCGTCCAGAAGGTGGCCCCCGATCTTCTCCCCCAGGTGCAGGCCGGGACCATGGCCCTAGACCGGGCCCACCGCGAGGCACAGCAGCGTGAACGGCAGGTCGCAGCCAGCCGCCCGACGCCTGAGACTCCGAAGGTGGATGAAAAGCAGGCGATCACCCTTCTCGACCACAAGGGCAATCCCTACGAGTACCCGAAGCCGAAGGGGAAGGCCACCTTCAACCAGCAGAAGGGCACGGAGATTGGCTGGGCCATGTGGAGTTGGAACCCGGTCACTGGCTGCAACCACGGCTGCGACTACTGCTACGCCCGCGCCATCGCCACCAGCCGCGACATGGCTGCTTACTACCCGGCCGGGTTCACGCCACTGTTTCACCACGAACGGCTGGAGGCGCCAGCCAACACCCCGGTGCCCGGCCGAGCAGCTGCAGATCCGGCGCATGGCCGCGTGTTCGTCTGCTCCATGGCCGACCTATTTGGCGCTTGGGTGCCTCAGGAATGGATCGATCAGGTGGTGGCTTCCACAGTGGCAAACCCGCAGTGGGAGTACCTCTACCTGACGAAGTTTCCGCAGCGGTACGACCGGCTGCAACTGCCGGCCAGCGGATGGATCGGCGCATCGGTGGATGAGCAGCACCGAGCGGAGCCAACCCTGGCAGCCATGCGGAAGGTGTCTGGGGTGAAGGTGAAGTGGCTGTCATTGGAGCCGCTGCTGGAACCGATCAAGTTCTCCACCTTGGAGGGGATTGACATGATCGTGATTGGTGCTCAGTCGGAGAACATCGGCCAGAACAGTTCGTTCTCCCCGCCGTTTGAGTGGGTGGCTGACCTAGTGCAAACTGCTCGCCGGGATGGCTGCAAGGTCTGGCTAAAGACCAACTTGCTCGGGCAGATCAGTGGGCAATGGCCTGGGATGCAGCTGCCTCAGGAGGTGCCGGTGTGACCCTCACCCTCCGCCCCTACCAACACCAGGCCATCGCCGAAATCCGCCAGGCCTATCGCCAACGCCACCGATCAGTGCTGTTCGTCCTTCCCACCGGCGGCGGCAAAACCGTGGTCTTCAGCCACATCGCCGAGCAGGCCGCGGCCAAGGGCAGCAGGATCTGCGTGCTGGTGCATCGGCAGGAACTGCTGCGACAGGCGAGCGACAGCCTTCAGGCCCTGGGTGTACGCCATGGCCTGATTGCTGCTGGCCGGTCGATGGACCTGAGCCAGCCGGTGCAGGTCGCCAGCGTGCAGACCTTGGCCCGGCGGCTGCACCGGATACCAGCGGATTACTTCCAGCTGCTGGTGGTGGATGAGGCGCACCACAGCAACGCCGGCACCTGGGCCAAAGTGCTCAGCCATTGCGCCAGCGCCAGGGTGCTGGGTGTCACCGCCACGCCGATCCGCAGCGATGGCCGCGGCCTGAATGAGTGGTATCAGGCGATGGTGATGGGGCCAACGCCGGCCGAGCTGACCGAGCAGGGATTCCTGGCATCAGCACGAGTGCTGGCACCACCAGGCCCTTCAATGGTGGGCTTGCGGAAGCGCATGGGCGACTTTGATATGAATCAAGCCGGCCAGATGCTGCAGGCCGGGCAGGCCATGGGCGACTGTCTGGCGCACTACCGCCGCTATCTGGACGGCCAGACCGCGATTGCGTTCTGCTGCTCGATTGCGCACGCCGAAGCGGTGGCGGATCTGTTCCAGCGCAATGGCGTGGCCGCGGCCAGTATCGACGGCACCATGGACGGCCAGACCCGTGAGCGGTTGCTGGGCGACCTGGGCACCGGCCGCCTGAAGGTGCTTACCAGCTGCGCGTTGATTGGCGAGGGTGTGGACGTGCCCAGCGTGGCCGGCTGCATCCTGCTCAGGCCCACGCAATCGGTGAGCCTGCACTTGCAGATGATCGGCCGGTGCCTGAGGCCACAGCCTGGGAAGACCGCAGTGATCTTGGATCACGTCGGGAACGTGCTCCGGCTGGGACACCACCTGGAGGAGCGGGAATGGACGCTCGACGGCACGCCAAAGCGAGACCGGGAGAAGGCGCCATCAGTGAAGGTCTGCCCTGCCTGTTTCAGCTGTATGCCCAGCGCCAAACAGCTCTGCCCCGACTGCGGCCATGAGTTTGTGGCTGAGCGCCGGGAGCTGCAGACGGTGGACGGTGAGCTTGAGGAAGTGCAGCAGGTAGATAGGAAGCGCGAGCAGGCCCAGGCCAACACCCTCGACGAACTCATCGCCATCGGCCGCCGCCGGAACATGAAGAACCCCGCCGGCTGGGCACGGCACGTCATGGCAGCCCGCAGCCTGCGCAGCGGGAAGGCCAGGGTTCGGGAGCTGGTGGCGTGACCCACCCCCCACGCTGGACCCAGCCCGAGATCGACCACCTAGAGAGCCTCGCGGGCGACGTGCCATTCCCCACCCTGCTGCGCTCCATGCACTGCAAGGCCACCCACGAAGGCTGGCCACCCAGAACAGATAAAGCCATCGTGATGCGGATGCGCCGCTCCAGGCAGTACTGCCGCGCTCGCGTTGGTGAATGGACTACCACCTACGGCGCAGGCGAGCTGCTGGGGTGCCCCGGCACTCGCGTCGATGCTTGGCTGAGGCGTAAGGCCGTCGCCGCGATTCTTGACCCGCAATGGACTGGCGGCACGCGCTACATCAACCGCAGATCCTGGCGCCGGCTGGCTCGGGCCATGCCTCGCGTGCTGGGTGGATTCAGCTCGGACGCTCTGTTTGCGCTGCTTGAGGATCGTGACCTGGCCGATGCCATCGCCGCTGCTCACCCGCGGCCGATGGGCGACTGGCGGGTGCGGTGCATTGAGACCGGGCAGATCTGGCCCAGCTGTGGCGCCGCGGCCCGGGAGCTCCACGTCAGCCAGGCAGCGGTCAGCTTGGCGATTCGTCAGCGCCGGCAGCTGACAGCGTTAAGCATGACGTTTGAGGCGTTGCGTGGTGCTGGGCCGGTGCTCGGTTGACTGCTGGCATGAGCGAACACATCACCCAACAGCGCATCCTGCTGGCCTGCGGCTCCGGCCCGGTCAGGCTGTGGCGCAACAACGTCGGCACGGGCTGGGCAGGCCAAGCCACCAAGGTCACGCCGGGAAACCTGCAGGCCGTCGCCCACTCCATCAGGCCAGGCGATGTAGTGATCCGCCAGGGCCGCCCGCTCCATGCTGGCCTGTGCGTTGGTAGCTCCGATCTGATTGGTTACCGGGTGGTCAATCGGGTGGCCCAGTTCGTGGCGCTGGAGGTGAAATCAGCCACCGGCCGGCCGACTGCGCAGCAGACCCAGTTCATTGATCACATCAACGCCGTTGGCGGTTGCGCAGGGATTGTGCGCAGCGTTGAGGATGCGCGAATGGTGCTGGGCGATTCCACCTAAGGGGTGCAAAAGCGGAATCATTACCCTATGATGTGAGCACCACCCGCTCACCGCCATGGCAATTCAAAACAGCTCAGCGCTCACTGCGCCAGGCTCCAGCACGCTCAGCCTTCAGGTCAGCTCCGTTGACGATCTAGTCCGCCTGGCCCGGGTGTTTGCTGCCAGCGGATTGTTCGGCCGCGCCGGCAATCAGGAGACCCAGGTGGCAGAGTGCGCCATTCGACTGATGGCCGGGATGGAGGCCGCTTTCAGTCCTTTCGCCTCGGCAACAGGGATTCACATCATCAACGGCAAGCCAGCGTTCAGCGCCAACCTGCTGGCCCAGGCCGTGCGCCGCCACCCTGACTACGACTACCGGGTGCTGGAGAAAACCGCTACGGCGTGCCGCATCAAGTTTCTCTCCCGTGGTGAGGTGCTCGGCGAAGAGCTGTTCACTATTGAGATGGCTGAGCGTGCTGGCCTGCTCAAGAATCCCACCTGGCGCAGCTATCCCGAAGCCATGCTGTTCTCCCGTGCGCTCACCGCCGGGATGCGCACCCACTGCCCCGATGCGTTGGGCGGCCATCCGGCCTACACACCCGAAGAACTCGGCAGTCATGACGTGGTGCCGGTCACGGTGACGGAGCCTGCCCCAGCAGCGCGGCTGGTGCCAGACGCTGAGCTGATCGCTAAGGCCTACGCAGCCTGTGGTGATGCTGGGCTCTCTGACGATGGCCTGATCGCCCTTGTCGATGAGCTGAGCCAAGGCGCTGCGCAGACGCTCGACCAGCTGCCGGTGCCCATCCTGCAGCGGTTAGCTAAGGGCGGCGTCAGCCCCGAAACGGTGGTTCGCTGCAACGGCGAACCCGAACCCACCGAAGACCCCGACGATCTACCTGCCGCCTGGTCTGCGTGACCTGCGGCGATTCACTTCCGAAACCACAACCCTTCAAATGTCAGACCTCATTGCTCAAGTGCTGCGCTCCAGCCAGCACCGCTTCATTGGCCGCATGGTCCGCGATCCTGAACTGCGCTCGTTTGATTCCGGCAACTGCGTCTGCAATGCCCGCATCCTGATCAACAAACCAGGCGCCAAGCGTGACGACGGCCAGGAGCCTGACGGCTTCAAGCTTGAGATATGGGGCGAGAAGGCGCAGGCCTTCACCGATGCCACCCGTAAGGGCGATCTGGTGGACGTGACCGGCCGGGTGAAGAGCGAGACCTGGAACGACCGCACCACCGGCGAGCAGCGCAGCGGGTTGGTTGTGCTGGTGGAGCAGTGGGCACTAGCCGGCCAGCCACGGCAGGCAGCACCGGCAGCACCTGCACCAGCCAAGCCAGCAGCACCAGCCGCGCCGGTCTGGGGCTCCACGTTCGACCTGTCTGACGAACAAATTCCTTTCTAATGGACGCCCTAACCCGCACCCGCCAGCAGCTGGACGATCTGCTGGCCGATCTAGAAGCCCGTGAGCAGGCCGTAGCGCAGGCTGCCGAAGAACTCACCGCAACGGCCGCCGTGCAGGCCGCCTGGCAGCAGGGCGGCGCTGCTGAGCGTGATCGCGTGGTGATGCTGATTGACCACCAGCTCGATCAGCTCAGCCGCGGTGGCATCAACGCCATCGTGCTGACCGCTCTGCGGCGGATGGTGGTGGAGGTGGGGGCATGAGCACCGACTACCGCGCCACGCCCGAGCAGTGGGATTCCATTGAGCAGTGCGCCGACGGCTGCGAATCCTACTCCTGCATCCTTGAACTCCGCGCCCGCATCGAGGCGTTGGAGGCTTGCTATAAAGAGGATGCGAACTGCTGGTCTGCAGTCCGCGCATCAATGCACGCAATACGCGCCCGCATCGAGGCCCTGGAGGCTGCGCAGAAACCACCCCAGGACAAGCTCGACAGGTTGATTGCACTGGACGCCGACGACGGAGATCCAATCGTGATGCCCAGCTCCCCCGCCGATTCGTTGATAGATCGGGTGTCCAAGGCGATTTACGACGCCCCAAACACTCACGAAGGGTGGCGTACCGAAGCCCGCGCCGCGATCCTTGAGGTGGCGGCGTGGTTGAGCAAGGAGCCGTTTGGCCTGAGTTGGGCCACGCGCCTTGAGCGGGAGGCCAACCAATGAGCACCGACTACAAAGCCCTGTGCGCTGAGCTGCTAAGCCTGCTCGACGGGCTAGCCATGCGTGACCCAGAGATGGATGGCGGACTGCTTCGGCGCCGCGCCCGCGCCGCCCTAGCCCAGCCCGAACCGGTGGGGCCGACACAAGGCGAAGCCGTTGCCGTCTACACCGAGGTGATGCTAGTTCACGATTGCCAAACCCTGGGCGACATGGCTGAGCACTTCGTCCGCGCCGTACTTGCTCGATGGGGGAACTATCCGGTCAAACCAGATAGTTCACCCGCCAACACCACCCCCGAGGCCCCATGACCTACACAGTTAGCTGGTTCGCGCAAACCACCAGGGCAGTCATCCAACGCCGCCCATGGTGGAATTTATTTGGCAAAGATTCACTTCTACCTATAACTGGGTGGCAGCGTCACGTAGTTACAACTGACAAAAAGCCTGACTTTGAAACACTGCAACTTATTGTTTCCACATTCAAGTTAGCAACGTGTTTGCAGGTTGAAGAAGATCATCCAGCCACTTCATACATTGCAACCACTGGTTCAATTTCAACTAAAGAGGAGAACTAATGACTGACCAACCGCTCTCTCCCGCCGCTGCTGCGGTGCTGGATGCCACATGGCAAGAAATGGACTACGCCCCGCGCCGCCACCTTCAGCGGGCCGCCGCCGCCGCCCTGCGGGCTGCTGCGCCAATGATGGAGTGTGTGCAAGATCACTTAAAACTCCTCGCCATCGCCGCCGAGCTGGGGGGCCAACAATGAGGCGCTTCCCCTGTATCAAGGTCAGAAAGTGCCGACTAGGCCATGGCATATTTGCCGTGGAAGCAGTACCTAAGGGGAAACTGCTGTTGCAGTTTGAAGGCGAACACCTTAGCTTCGACGAGCAGTGCCAGCTAGACCACGAAGGCAATGCGCTTCAAATTGGACAAAACCTATACCTCAATCCCAAATCTCCAGGTCTTTATACCAATCACTCCTGCGATCCAAACTGCTACATAAACTCTGATCTATGGCTAGTAGCTGCTCGGCACATTGACGCTGACGAAGAGCTAACTATCGACTACAGCACAACAATGCTGGAGCGGCATTGGGAGATGCACGACTGCCAGTGCGGCGCCTCGCGATGCCGTGGCACGATCCGCGATTTTGACACGCTGCCGGCCGAAACCCAGGTCCGGTACGCAGAGCAGGGGTGGGCGATGCAGCACGTACTCGCCGCCGCCAAGCTGGGGGGCGCTACGTCTGTGGAAGCAAACGAAGTGCTATAGCCCGGTCTCTACAACCGGGCTTTTGTGTGCTTGGCCTGTGTCCGCCGACACTGGAACGGCGGCTAGTACGGCGACCGCCGCTGCCTATCATGCCTGTGACCGCGCTGTCTATGCGCATGGGCACTCAGCGGGCCACGGACTACCACGGCAAGGTCCGAGCCCGCATGTGGGTCTGGTCCTACCTGCTCGAACACCCTTGCGTTGACTGCGGTGAAAACGACATTCGCGTACTGGAGTTCGACCACCGCGACCCTAAGCAGAAGCACGGCGGCATAAGCCGCATGGTCGCCGACCGCTGCAGCGTCGACAAGATCCGCGCCGAAGTCGAAAAGTGCGACGTCAGGTGCGCTAACTGCCACCGCCGCCGCTCCCAGGACGAAGGCCACGCCAGCATCAGGCGCTAGTTAGCGCCACCCCCCTATCCCCACCGAAAACCTATGGGCGGAAAAGTTTGGAGCGCTGAGGAGCTTGACACCCTAGAGCTTTTGGTTGGGGACGTTCCATGGCCTGTGTTGCCTCAGGTCTATTGGCATACCGTCCGCCAGCACGGCTACCCCCAGCGCACCGCCACCGCTCTACGCCGTAAGTGCTGCAACCTCGGCCTGCAGCGGGCCGCCATAGGCCGCTGGGTGAACGCCGGCCTGATCTGCCAGTTGATGGAGGTCAGCTACGAGGCT